ACAAGAAAACGCTGACTTCCTGAAGAAAATCGGGCAAGTAAGCACACCAGCACCAAAGCCAGTAACTACTAAGAAAGACGAGGAATAATCTCATGGCTGTATTTCTAAATAACAAAGTCGGTGTGAAGATTAACTCTGTTGATCTTTCAGACCATGTCACATCAATTACTCTTAACCGCACATTCGATGAGCTAGAAGTAACAGCTATGGGCGATTCTTCACACAAGTTCGTTAAGGGCTTGGAAGCATCATCTGTAACAATCGACTTCCTAAACGACACAGCATCTGCAAATGTTCTTGCAACACTTCAGGCTGCATGGGGTACAACAGTCACATGTGTATTCCTACAGGAAAAGGGAACAGCAGTCTCAGCGACTAACCCTCTATACACTGTCTCACTTCTAGTGAACAACACAACAGACATCAATGGTGCTGTTGGCGATATGTCCACACAGTCGATCACATTTACTGCTAACTCAACTGTTGCAGTAACAACAACAGGCACATTCTAAACAATTAAACAAAGGGGCAAACCATGGCAAGACTAAAGATAGTTCGTACAGATGGAAGCGTATTGGAAGGCGAGATCACTCCAGCAGTGGAGTATTCGTTCGAGCAGTACGCTAAAAAGGGCTTCCATAAGGCGTTCCGCGATGAAGAAAAGCAGAGCGATGTCTATTGGCTAGCATGGGAAGTAACACGCAGAGCAGGTGAGTCTGTTAAGCCTTATGGGATTGAGTTCATTGAGACGCTGAAGAGCGTAACTGTCGAGGACTCTGACCCTTTAGCTTAAAGCGCGATCTTCCATTCACCTATCTAATTGCTAGGCTAAGCATTAGATTGGGGATTGCGCCACAGCAGTTGTTAGATCTAGATAAGATTATGCTCGATGCACTTGTGCAAGGGCTCAAGGATGAAGCGAAGGAGTCTCAAGATGCCAGCAAGCGTAAAGGGCGCGGTTGAACTTCGCAAGGCTCTTCGCAAGTTCACTCCTGATCTGGCAAAAGAAACTCAAAAAGAAATTAAGACAGCCTTAACGCCAATTACAAAGTCCGCTAAAGGTTATGTTCCAGATCGCGGACAGATTCTAAGCGGATGGCTACCACGCCAAATGTCAGAGTCCACCTTTCCTTCTTTCAATCCTGCTCTTGTTAAGTCAGGCATTGGCTATAAGACAACGCCATCAAAGCCTAATTCAAGAGGCTTTAAGTCATTGGCTAGCGTATTTAATAAGACCAGAGCTGGAGCAATCTACGAGCGAATGGGCAAGGTAAGTCCAGACAGTAGATTCGTTCTTAACCAAGATGGCAAGTTCCGCCAGCCTCTTAAAGGTAAAGATCGTATGCAGGGTCGAGTCCTGTATCGTGCTTATGATGAGAACAATGGCAAGGCTAGACAAGCCGTTCTAAACGCTATTAAAACATCTGCTGATAAGTTAAATGCTCGCGCTTCGGTGAAAGGTTAATCATGGCAAATGTAGTCATTGATATTGCAGCGGAGTTCACAGGCAATAAAGCCTTTAAGCAAGCCGAGTCATCAACTGATAAGTTAATCAGAAGCACAAAGAAACTAGCTGGGGCGATAGGTATTGCTTTCAGCGCACAGGCTATTGTCAATTTCGGTCGCTTAGCGGTTAAAGCCTCATTAGATCAACAGGCAGAGCAAAACAGATTAAACCAACTTCTCAAGGTGGGAGTGGGCGCGACCACACAGGAGATCGCCCTTCTTAACGACCAAGCCAAAGCCTTAGAGCGCATTGGAGTAGTTTCTGGTGGAAACATCACCCAGACACAGTCTCAGCTCGCTACTTTCAATTTACAAGTAAAAACCATCGAAGCCTTAACCCCTGCCATCCTTGATTATGTAACAGCAGAAAAGGGCGCGACTGCTAGCACAGCAGACTTTAAGTCTATGACCAACGGCTTAGCACAAGCCCTCAATGGTAACTTCGCTTCTCTGACTCGCGTAGGTTTCGTCCTAGATGAGAACACAAAGAAGCAGATTGCAAATGGCACAGAAGCAGAACGAGCCAATGCTTTAGTTCAGGTCTTGAACTCGACCTACAAAGACTTTAACAAGAACCTTAGAGACACAGATGCCGGTCAAATGCAGGTGCTGGCTAACTCAGCACAAGAAGCTACGACTATCATTGGCACAGGCTTGATCGATGCACTTAAAGCCTTAAGCAAGGAAAACTCTGTTGATAACTTAGCCAATGACATGGAAAGAGCTGCTCTTGCTTCAGCAGACTTCCTTCGTGGTCTAGGTCAAATTGGTTCATTCCAAGTCAATGGTGAAACTAGATCTCTCATAGGTTTATTAACCACACCAATTAGGCGTTCATTAAGTGCTGGACCACTAGGAGCGATTACACGACTTGGTGAGCAAGCCAGACTAGGTGGCGGTGGTGGATTCCCACAAGGCGCACCAGAACAATTGACAGCATTGTCAAAGTATTCAACAGTATTAACCAAGGTAGTTAAAAACACTAAGATTCTAACTGCTGAGGAAAGAAAGCAACTAACTGCTAAAAGATTAAAACTGGCTGTGGACAAGGCTAATCTTGCTCTTAACAAGGGTGAAGAAATCTTTGACATGGACAAGATCCAGATTGCAGCAGCCCTTACTAATCAGGCTGAGCAACTGGGTAAGGCTACATCTTCTGCACAGGTCTTACAGATTGCCAATGACACCGCTCGTCTTAATGTCAAGCGTTCAATCCTTGCCCTAGAAGATGCCATTGCTGCTAAGGATGAAGCAGCTATTGTTGCTGCAACCAGTAAACTCAATGCAGATCTCAAAGTCCTTGGGGCATTGAGTATGCAGAATGTAAAGCTCATAGATATCAAGTCAATCTTAGATAGCCTTAAGCCTGTTGATTTAATCAATCAAAGCAACCTAGACAAAGCCTTAGCCAGTATTCAAGAGATGCTTAGACTTCTTGCTCAAGCCAATACTCAGGCTAAAGCAGCAATACCTACAAGCGCATCTCTAGGCTCTGGTATCCCAGCAGGAGATTACATCGCACCAATCTCGACAGCAGGTGGATCTATTGGGGCTATCCTAGAATACGCAGAAGCTGCAAGTGCTCGCGCTAATGCTTTTGCAGACTTGCTAGACATGGAAAACGCATCTGCTGTTACTTCAATGGCTTCATCAATTGACTTAGAAAGCATTGCTCGCTCATCTATGTTGCAAGGTCTATCAGGTGGAGCAGGTGTAGCAGGTGCTGTAAGTGGCTCACGCTATGCAGCACAAGCCGCTAATTCTTACAATATTACAATTCAGGCTGGAATCGGCGACCCAGAGGCTATTGCTAGAGCTGTGGAAGATGTAGTCCGTCAGTCTTACCAGCGTGGCACAAGTGCAACAGGACTGCTTGCAGTATGACATGGCTTCCAGAATGGCGCATCACTGTAGGCAATAATGTTTATACTAATGTAACTGCTGTTAATCTCACTACAGGACGCATCGACATCGATCGCCAATGCCAAGCAGGTTATGCTCGCATGGACATTATCAACTCTACCAATGCCCTTTTTGATATTGATGTCACCGATTCCCTAACCTTAGAGCTTAAAGATAGTGGTGGCACATATGTGCCTGTATTCGGTGGCACAGTCTCAGACTTTACGACTTCAGTCAGGAGCCCAGAAGAAACAGGCTTTGTAACCCTTGGAACAATACTTGCAGTTGGTGCTTTGGCTAAACTGCCTAAAGCCATCTACACAGATTCTGTAGATCATGATCTTGATGGCGAACAGATCCGCATTATTCTTTCAGAGTTATTAGTCAATGAGTGGATAGAAGTAGCACCTGCTCTTCAGTGGCAAGATTATGACCCAACTACTACATGGGCTAATGCTGAGAATGTGGGCTTGGGCGAGATTGATTCTGGTCTGTACGAGATGGATAATCTCCAAGCAGCAGATCGCAACACACAGACGCTAGTCCAGCAGATAGCAGACAGCGCACTTGGAAACCTCTTCGAGGACAAACAGGGGCGCATCTCATATGCGGACGCGGATCACAGAAGTAACTATTTAGCAACCAACGGCTCAACCCAGTTGGATGGCAATTACGCTTCCCCTGCTAGCGTTAAGTCAATTCTACAGATTGGCAAGATTCGCAACAGCGAGATTGTGCGCTATGGCAATGATTATGGCTCTACCTACTCAGCCACAGACGATGCTTCTATCACTACCTATGGTCGCTACCAAAGAACATTCGATTCCAATATCCGCTATTTAGCAGATGTTGAGGACATTATCGAACGAGATTTAGCCTTACGCTCAACCCCTAGAACACAGCTTGATCAGATCACCTTTAGACTTGACAACCCTCTTATGCCTAACGCCCTCAGAGATGACCTTATCAACCTATTCTTTGGTGAGCCAGTAGTTATTACCAATCTACCCTTTAACATGTTCGAGGGGTACTTTTCAGGCTTTGTAGAGGGCATCTCAATGAGAGCGACTCCTACTTTTGTGGATGCCACTATCTATGTCTCACCTACAGACTTTTCCCTCATAGCCCCGACATGGGCAACAGTACTTCCAAATAACACCATCTGGAGTGGCGTAAATGGTACACTACAGTGGTCTAAAGCGATCGGAGCTCTAACCTAATGGCAACAACAACCCCTAATTTTGGTTGGGCAGTACCAACCAGTACTGACCTAGTCAAGGATGGCGCAGTAGCCATTGAGACACTAGGCGATGCAATCGATGCTTCACTGGTCGATCTTAAAGGTGGCACGACAGGTCAGGTGCTCTCTAAGGCATCAAATACAGATATGGATTTCACATGGGTAACAGATGCAGCTGGTGACATTACGGGTGTTACTGCTGGTACTGGTATCTCAGGCGGTGGCACTTCTGGGACTGTAACAGTCACAAACTCGATGGCAACTGCGATCGATGCAAAAGGTGATCTCATCGGCGGAACTGGCGCAGATACATTTTCTCGTTTGGCAGTGGGAGCAAACGGAACAGTGCTTACTGCTGACAGCGCAGAAGCAACGGGCATGAAGTGGGCTTCGGATGGATCTAGTGGTGCATTGACACTAATTTCC